AATAATTTAGATTTTTTTTATTATCTTAATTAATTATAATAATGATTGAAGTCAAAATATCTAAATCAACAAATCCTAAAAAGAAGTTAATGGCAGTTTTTATAGATGGTAAGAAAAAGAAGACAATTCATTTTGGTTCTGCTCCTAATAAAGATTATACTATTTATTCAAAAGAAGATGGAAAGAAAGAAGCAAATAAAAGAAAATCTCTTTATTATGCTAGACATATCAAGAGAGAAGATTGGACAAAACCAATGACTGCTGGAACATTGGCAAAATATATCCTATGGAACAAACCAACAATAAAAGCAAGTATTTCAGATTATATCAAAAAGTTCAATCTAAAATTAATTAAATAAATATCTAATATAATTAATAATGTCTGAATTTACAAAAGAAATTAATGTTATAATTAACAATACAAATGCTTATCATAAAGGAGAAGTTATGCATTCTTTCGCACAAATGCTTTATTTAATTGGAAAACAGTTTTTAAAAATAATTAAATTAATATAGAAAAAATTAATTTCTATATTAATTATAATACGATGAACTCTAATAATGACAATATTGATTTGGATATACTTCCAGTAAAAGAAGATGGCACTGAACAAAAACTATCAAAACCATTGCATCCGCACCTTCCAAACATTGCCAATGGTCAAGTTGGAATTCTCATTTCACCTGTTAAAACTGGTAAATCAACAATCATTTCAAATCTACTTTTGAACCCTAATTTTTACAAAGACCAATTTGATATGGTTTATATTATTTCAAATACAATTAATAATGATAGAACTTCAAGATATTTGAAAGAAGAATTTCCAGAAACAATTTTTGATGATTTAAGTCGTATTGATGAAATCATTCAAAATATTATTGATTATCAAGATAGTTTTCCAAGAGGTGAAAAACCATTCATTGCCGTTGTTCTTGATGACTTTCTTGGAATTAAAAAATCTAGTAAAATAAATTATTTAGCAACAAGAGCAAGACATTATAATATTGGATTATTATTGTTTGCTTCTCAGCTATTTCGTGGATTAGAAACAACAATCAGACAAAATGCCACATTTGCAATCATTGGTTCTCCTAATCCTAATGAAAAAGAAATTCTCAAAATGTCTGAAGAATTTGGTGACAGATATGGAGGACAACAAAACTTTTTAAAGTTGTACAAAGAAGCATCTAAAAAGAAATATGGTTTTCTTTATTTAGACCTTCAAAGTAATCCTTCAAAAGCATATTCTGGATTTGGTAAATTAATTTATGAAAATAATACTGAGACTGAAGGTGATGGATGGATTAAAAACATTGATAAAGAAGAATAGTCAGTCTTTGGTTTTATTCTAAGAGGACACATTTGGCAATCATTCTTTAATAATAAGATTGCCAAATGTGTCCAGATTTATTCTCATTTTGTGAATTTTTCAGAAATAATATATTTCTATAATTTAAATAATATAGAAAAAATTAAAATCTATAATAATANTATATAAATGGATTTAGATTTGCCTGAATTAGATATTGTTGAAGATGTTGCTGAAGTAATGAACGACGAACCACCACCAAACAAGGTTCTTTCTGAAGAAGAACATTTGAAACTGATGGAAGATGAAGAAGAAAAGAAACAACCATTTGTCAGAAAAACAGCACAAAAAAAGAAGAAAGAATTAAGTGAGAAACAAATTGCTCATTTAAACAAAATTCGTGGAATGGCACTTGAAAAACGAAAAGCAAAAGCAGCAGCCAAGAAGGAGGCAGTTGATAAAGTAAAGGCACAAGTATCAGAAGAACATAAACCTAAATATTATAAACCAAAACCAAAAAAAACACCAGAAGAAAAAGCATTGGAAAAAGAAGCAAAAAAGAAATATAAAAAACAAACAATGGAAGTTGAAGAAAATAATATCCAATCAGTAATTGAAGAAAAAACTCCAGATGATTTTGTTCCTAGTCATAAAGCAGAAGTTAAAGAAAAAAAAGAAAAACAACTATTTAATCAACAAGACAGTTTCAATCATTTTATGGGTAATATGGAAACATATATGAAAATGAGAGATGAATATGAAGAAAATAATCAAAGAAAACAAAAACCAGTAACAACAAAATCTCCAATAAGAAAACAATCAAAACCAATTCCAATTCCAAAGAAACAACCACAACTTCCAACTATTCTTCAACCAATTGAAGAAAATCCTTTTTCAAATTATTTTGGTTAATTAATTAGTTTTAAAAATAATATATCTATTAATAATAAAGATGTCTGAAACCATTATTATAGAAAGTAATCGTCAAATCGCCTATAAGCAAGAAATAAAGAATTTAACTGGTGTTAATGAAAGAAATGCAAATGTTAATCTTCCAAATAATAGTTGGAAAACACGACTTGAGAGTGGAATACTCTGTGAAGTTGGAACTGAAATTCAAGTTGAAGCAGTTATGGTGAATACTAGAGGCTCACCAGAAGAAACAATTGAATTCTCTGGAATTGCCAATGTACAAGATACTGATGAAGTTCTTGACAATAAAGTTGATATTAGATTTCAAAAATATATAACTAATAGGCAACAATTCAATGCAAATCTTCCATACAATGCAACATTTCTTCAACAAATAAATTCACAAGCAGGAAATTATGGATATGCTTCTTTTGCTGATTTTAATTTATTTAAGAACCATTTTCCATATCGTGGTATTGAAGGTGAATATATTAGTGGAGTTGATAGCACTGGAGTAATTCCACAATATTCTGAAGTTGTTGGTGGTGGATTTTATACAAAACCACCAACTCCAGTTGATGATGCAGACCCTACTAGGTATTTTTTAGGAACAGATGATTTTGTTGGTTATATGAATATTCTTAATTCAGCAGACAGAGGAGCTTGGAATTTTGCCACAACTGATGTGACTTTGGAAGTTGAAACGGGTTTCAATACACCATCCAAAATTGGTGAAAGTTTGACTGCTCAATTACATCAAAGACAAGGAATTCCTACTGATTGGACTGAAAAACAAGTTGGAATGAATATTTATCAATTAAGAGGAGATGAAGCAGCAGGAACAGGACAAATTGTTTCTGTTTTAAATGCTGGAATTACTGACCAATCATATCAATCAGTTCCAACTTCAACTGGTGATATTTTAAGAGCAAGATTAGAAGGNAATTGGTCAGCAAAGATTGCTGGTGAAGGTCTTCCAGCAACACCAGAAGGCACTGGTTACACAGAAGAACAAGGTCGTGATGTTTTTCATAGAAATATGTTATGCGGTAATCCTTATGAATATAGAGGGGTTTATGCTTGGTTAGTTGGAAGAATAACAAGTCGTTCATCAAATGAAATTTCTCTTGCTGACAATATGAAAACAACTGGTTTATTTACTGGATATTCTAATTTTAGGTCACAAGGGGCTGGATTAACTGATGTTGGTCAATATGGATTAAATACAGTTCTTCAAGACCAACTTGACCACGAAACAGTGACATTTACGGCAGATGCTCCATATCAATATAATGATAATTCACCACCAGTGCCAGACAACCCTCTTATTCCACGATACAAAGGATTTAAATCATTGACAGAAATGGATTTTATGAAATGTGATACAAACACTTTGATTGTCACAAATAATGTTTATAATTTACAAAATATGAGTTATTTTGAGGTTGCTTGGTTAGAAAATGAAATTCCAGTTAATCATAGTGATATAAATTTAAATGCCAATCCACTCACCCAAAATTTAACTAAGCAATTTTATCAACAATTATATTATGGCAGAGCAGATGACCAGAAGAGCTGCGGAGCTTGTGGAACTAAAATCAATCTTACAAATACCGTTGAATATTTAAACCCTACAACAGCATTAAAATCTTATCAAATTATTGAAAGAGAAGCAACAGAACCAATTGCTCAAAAAAAAGCATTGATTAGAGAAAGAGGGTTGAGTGCTTGGAATGATAGAAACTATATAAATTGTTGGTCAAGATATGACCCTTTTTTTGACCAGACAAAGGCAGGAAAAGTGAATTTTGTTTTTCCAACTGCTTCACAATTTACTTTAACAGATAGTATTGGAAATTATTATTCACAATATAATTCAAAACTGACTGGATTGGCAATTGTTCCAGTATTTTTTAAACAAACAGAACTTGTTGAAAATGGCGGTACAATTCCAAATTCATTGAAAGATATTCCATTTTGTGCTTTTGTTGCTTATGAAGAAATTTTGAGTTCTGCACAAAAACCAGCACCTATGGCAGGAGAATTCTTTGGACGGTCGCCGTCATTCTCTGACAATCTATTGGCAAAAGTTGTTACAACACAAAAAGTATTACAAGCAGCAGAAACAATTCCACCAGCACAAGCTGCTGCTATTACATATCCAGTTGGCGATGTTGAAATCAATACGAGAACATATCAATATATGCCATATTGTATGATTGGAGCAGACAATCCAACTATTCAATTTGATGATACTTATGGACGATTTACAATTTCATCACTTCACACAGCAGTGAGAACTGGAAATGGAGTTTTTCAAAATCCATTAAAAGATGCTAATGAACAGGCAGCTCAAAATAGTATGTGTGCTTGGTCACGAGAAAGTGCTATTTCTGGAACAAATGGACTAGATGGTTTAAAAATAGATTATACTGGAATTGTACAATCAGCAGTAAATAATCCAGTAATATCTTCACAATCTGGATTGGCAATTCAAGATATATTTTTATACACAAAACTTGGAAGACAATCTGAAAGTTTAGACCCAAGAACTCCAATCATTTATGATGGAACTCTTTTTGATAAATTAGGTTTTGAATTAGAACAACTTCTTCCATATGTTGGACAAAGACAATCAGATTTTAATCGTGGAACATTTGGTCAATATCTAGGAAAAACTGAAACATTTGTTAATAAATATAATACAATGGTTGCACCAGTAACAACAAATGCTTATATATCAGCAGCAGACCAACTTTCAATGGTTAAAAATGCTACTGGACAACAAATGACTAATTTAGGGGCAACAGCATTTGACCAACCCGTTTTTATAGATGCCGTTTCTGATGATTTAATTGCTGTTAATCTTCCATCCAAACTTGATTATTCTTATTTAATAGTTTATTCAAATATTGTTCCAAATACTCAATTTTATGGTGGAGCAAATGGACAACAGAAAATTCCAGCAATGGCATATGTTTCCAGAAATTATTCAACGGGTGATTTCTTTTTTGGACAAGAAACTTCTTGGAGTTATATTGTTGATAAAGAATTTATATTGACAGAATTTGATGTAAATATTACTTTACCAAATGGACTTCCAGCACCTATTGAAGATAATTCAAGTATTATTTATAAAATAACAAAACCAAAAACACTTCCTCCGCCACTTTCTGCTTTCCAACCACCAAAGAAAAAATAAGAGGACAGATTTGGCATTCTAATCATTAAGAATAATTGCCAAATGTGTCCAGTATATTCCACAATTTAATTTATTAAAAAATATATAATTATTTAATAAATGAAAAAATGTCAAAAATGTAAATTAATAACTGCTTATTTTTTTGGTGATATATGTCAATTTTGTATTTTAAAATTTAGTATAAGCATCTTTTCTCTTTTCAAAATTTAATTTAGATAATCCTTTTTTTTTAGGTTTATTATTTTTAACTTTCTTTTTTTCATTCCATCCAACAAAAACATCTTTTGGTTTAACAGAAGGTTTTGTTTTCTTTTCAACTTCTTTTTTTATTTTTTTATCCATTTCAACTAAATTGTGACCATTTTCATAATCAGTATTATCATATTGAGAGATTTGATATTCCATTATTATAATAAGATGAGATTTAAAATTAAATACATTTAAATTAATTATTAAAAAAATAATATCTTTATTAATAATAAAGATGAGTTTAGTCACATTATCAAGTAAAAGAAACATTGAAGTTCAAAGAGACACAGACCCCGCCATTATAAAAAATCATTTCAAGGATGGTTTAGTCTTACGAGAAGGAACAGAAGTTGGTTTGGTTTCTTTAACAATTAATAAATTAGATTTGTTTGAAATAATTGCTGGACAAAATGATGTTTTTGTTTGGAGAATTGGAAACAGACAATCATTTGAACAACACACTGTAACAATTGCTGAAGGAAATTATAACGGTTCATCATTAGCAACTGAATTGGCAGCAAAAGCAAATGCTTCAACACTTTTAGGAAATTTTAAAGGTCAATGGACTTGTACTTTTGACCAGACAGGACAAGGAGGTGATGGTGCATTTACAATGAATTATGGTCAGAATGAAACACCAGCAGCAATTAATGCTCAAACATATTCACTTTTTGATGGTGGAACTCCATCATTCACAAACAATGGAACATCAAGTGTTCAAGTAAGAGGGGCAGTTGGAAATCCAGCAGTTGATGATTTCATCACTGGTGACAATCCTTTAATAATTACTGGAAATAAGGGCATTTTTCCAAATGATGGAGATTTTGAATGTATTATCAGACCACAAGAAGGATACACAGAAACTGACCAAATCACAGCTCTTCAAGCAGGTGGTGGTTTTTGTGATGAAACAGTTTATACTGCTTCAGTTGGTGTTTCAAGAACTGGAGCATTTAACAACACAACTGGAACAGAAGCAGCAAATGGTTGGCAATTATTATTTCAATATGACAATGGTGATGATGCAACATATTGGGTTTATTTAGGAGATGGAGAATGGGGTGTTGATGATGGCGGTGATGGTACTTCACCAGCAACAAGAGCAAATTGTGATGATTTCTATTTCTATAATCCATCAAGAGGAGTTTGGGCAGATGCACTGAATGGAGGACGAGGTGCTGAAGTCGCAAATACTGGTGCTTTTTATATTCTTCAGGGTGGTGTTCCTTTCAATGTTCCACAAGGAAATGTTGGAATGGGTAAAACAATTTCTGGATATGTAAGAAATTATTTATACAAAGGCAGAACAAATTATCCAGCAGATGTGAATGCTGATATATTGAAAACTTCTCCAGATGGTTTTGATATTACAATTACTTGTGAAGATACAGCAGAAGAAGATGGTGTTTTATTATCACTAGGAAAAATGGTTCAAAATGCTGGAATAGAATTTCCAAATCCAAATTGGAGATTGCCTTCAGCATTGGTTGCTGATTTTCAAAATTTAGACCCTACATCAGATTTCACTAGTCTTCCAGCAATTGCTGGTGTCACTCCTTCAAATTGGGCAGCTTATAATTATCCAGATGACCATATCAAACTTCGTGTCGCAATTTCAAAAGTTCTTCAAATACAAATATATTTATCACACGATACAGCAGGAGATAATGTTTTTATTGAAGAACAATTTGTGAGAAGAACTGGTGACAATAATGGATTTAATACAACTATTAAAGAAAAATTCTTTCCATTAAGACCAGTAATTGCAATTTCTCGTGGCAATCAATACTTTTCTTCAAGATATATATTACAAGGCAAATTTGACACAACTGAAATTGTCAATCCAAATTTCCAAATTGCTTCTTCGGCAATTACACTTCACAAAGGAGACCCTGTTGATTTAGCAGATGAAAGTGAAACCGTGATTACTTCACCAGCAGCAGCAGTTCCAGCAAATGCGATGACTGTCAGTGCTTTGTACAAATTCGGTGAAATATTTGCTTCAGATGAAACTGGAAGTCCTCCAGAAGGCGGTTTGAATGTTAATGATTTAACTCCATCTGGTTCAATAAATTCAACAATTGGATTTAATAGATTATACAATTTCTCATCTGGTCAAACAACAAATGGTGTTACATCAACAAGTAATCCAATAACAAATATTGCTGAACCAACATTGTCTTTAGAACTTCCAGATTTTAATATTAAAGGAGCAAATGGCAATACTGGTGACAGTATGAGAGTAATTGCAGTTGTACCAAAAGAAGAACTTAATACAAATGAAAAAACAGGTACTCTTCATTATTATCCAACCTTTCCAATTATGATTGATTTAAATCTTCCACAAGAACAAATATTTTATGATTTAAATGCCATTTTAAGATTGCCTGATGGAAGAGTTGCAAATGATTTGATTAATCCAACAGAAATCACTTTATTGTTTAAGGAAGGAGATGAAAGCAAACAAAGAAGAATGATGAAAGAACAAGCTCAAATGATGTCTTCAATGATAGGCAATAGGCAATCCGCAATGATTGGAGGAATTGGAAATGGAAATCCATTAATATAAAAAATAATATTTAGTAATTTTCAAAATTTTTATTTAATTAATTAATTTTTATTTAATTAAATTATTATTAGGAGGACACATTTGGCAATTATTCTTATAGATTAAATTGCCAAATGTGTCCAGTTTTTAATTAATAAACAATTTATAAATAATATGTTTAAAATCATTTAAAAGAATATCTCATTATATNATATAATGCTAATTACAGATAAAAAAGAAAAAGATAAAATGAATTCATTTAAATTTGGAACATTAAAAACTATTAATGGACAACAAGTTTATGTTCCATTTAAAAAAGGAAAAGAAAAAATCTTTAATAATAATAAGAGTATGATTGAAACATTCTTAAAATTCCAATTAATTAAGGATAGTAAATGTCCATCTAATGAATGGAGCATTTCAGAAAATACTTCAAGAAAGAAAGCTTGGTCAAAGGAGAAAAAAGCAACATCATTTGGAGGAATTG